AATAGGCGGTAAGCTTGCAGCCTTCAAATTCTTGGATAATATCCATCAAGCGCAACCCCCATCTAAAACCATCATAAAAGCGTTATTTGTCGCTGAATTACCCACGATAGCAGTAGTGCAACCGCTAGTATCCAGCTCACGCAATTTTACACGCATTGAATCTACGCCTTTCTTACCATACTCAAACGACCGGCTAGCACCATTTGGTGCGCCTTGCGACTTAAGTTTCCGCGGATCGGCAGAGCTGGCAATGATTGCAACCGCGTAAAGCTGGATAAATAACATAGTTGAAGCAGTATAACCAGCACCATCAAGGCATGGCTGAACACTGGCAACGCTATCAATCGCAGCTTGCAGGATAAAATCAGGGATAGAAACCCCGTAGGATGAATCTAAAAACTGTTTTACTTGATCTAGCGTTACCATGTGGCCTCCGTTAATGCAAATATTATAGCATGAAAAAACCCAGCGCTATGGCTGGGTTTAGTTAAGACATAAACACGATGACTATGGGACTGGTTATGGTTGGCAAATCCACCGCATAAAGCACATAGAGAAGAGAGACAAAACACCCGATTACTCCTAGGCTGCATACCGTCATTATTGTTGAATATTTCATTACCACTTCCCTGTAAAGTTAATAGTATTCCGTGTCGCATAGATCATGCCATTACCTACTGATACACCCAATGCGGCCCACAAAGCATCAGCGGCAAGGCCTTTATAGCTGAATCCACTTCCTGACGTTGCTACTTCGTCGCGTATCTCTTTTGCAAGGCCAACAGCTAACACAGCAGCCATAGGATATAACACTGGATGATCTGAGTCTTTGAATGCTGCCGACGCAGCCACGCCCATTAATGCGCTACCAGCAAAGTGTTTTTTCTTGTCTTCTCCCATCCATTCATCAGCTTGAGCAAGACCGGATAGAAGTAGTAGAGAGATGATTAAACGATTACGCATTTTTCTTACCTTTAAAAATAACGACAGCACTAGGAAATGGCGCTCCGTTAGCCTGACCACCAAACTTTAAACGTCCCTTGATAAATCTAATCTCCCCTAGCATTGCAAAGTCATGCCACCATTTTGTATCCGTTCTTGATGGAACCAAACAAACTACAGTTGCGCCATTTAAAGATGATTCATAAGCTTTTTTCATCCATGCCCCAATAGCCCTTCCGTATGGTGGGTTCATCCAGCAAGATCCTTCCCAATCTTTCATTAGTCCATCATCTTCAATCGTAAAGTGATTTAAGCATTTTGCATTTTCATGCGTACTGCAAACATCCGTTTGAAATTTAAATTCATCGTGTAGGGCCGCATAAAAATCATTGGGTGTTGACCACATATCTGTTTTGCTGCTGAAATGAACATTCATACTATTACACATTGTGTAACTCCTTCGATTGTTAAAACATTAATCATATCTACTACTTTTACTGTTTCACTTTGGTAAGTTCCCATGGGTTTGCCTGATTTTACATCGTATATGTAGATGGTTTTCATCTTCCTACTCCGTTTCGTTGTTGATGTAGTCATCTTAGTATGATGTATAAATTTATACAAGATTTATTTTTAGTACTTGATTAAATATTTATGTGCGGTATAGTTTGATACATCAACAGCGAGGATGTCATGTCATACAAAATAACTGAACCATTCTTTATCATCGTTGCGTATGTATTACTTGTCGTCGTAACTGTTATGTCATGGGTATTAATAGGCTGCATCTGGTTATTTATTGCCGGTGCGATTTGTGTTGAATGGATTTATAAAAAGGTTGTGATAAATAAATGATTAACCCCTTCATGTTACTAGCAGCAAAAACCAAACTAACACCAGAAGAAGTGACCGATATTGCACTACGCAACCTTATCTGGCTTGATCTTCTCAAGGAAAACAAAGCAGATGATGCGATATGCGGCCAGATAACACGTAATCTTGTGCTTACACAGATCATCGCAGCAGACAAGCAAAGCCGTGCTTTATACGATATGTCATGTATTGGCATAAAATCTTTCTTAAAAGCAATGGAAAGAAAAGATGATCGTGATATGAAATTTATGGAGTTATCAACACCAGAATTTAAAGCAGTAAAAAAAGTATTAATAAGTTTTGGGCGCATCTTGCCGCAACTAGACTTAGGTACTATCAAAGGAGCTACTGATCGGTGGCTAGAAATTAAGCATGTTTTTGGAGGAAGGTATGATGAATAATGAATGGATTAATCACGATGGCGGAAAATGCCCTATTGCAGATGATGTTATGATAGAGGTTGAAATTGCTAACGGAGCTAAAGGGTTTGCATTGTCAGGGAATCTTATGTGGGGTAAATCCTTTTCCGGCGACACAATAATTAAATACCGGCTAGCTATTGACACAAACATCAACCACGTAACAACAACCAATTTAAGCGAGGAGTTGGCAAGTATGAGCATCAACAAATACAACAAGCCATGCAAAGGCATCACAATCGACGTTTACGATGTTTTAAAAGCGTTTGATGTAACATGCCCAGCTATGCAACATGCTATCAAGAAGTGTCTAATGGCGGGTAATCGTGGGGCGAAAGACGCAACTCAGGATATGAATGAAGCTATTCAATCTATTGAGCGAAGCAAGGAATTGTTAGGGTAAAAAACAAACCCCACCTAATCAGTGGGGTTTTTTATTAGCTCGCTGTGTAACAACTCGCCCACAGTTCTTGAGAGATCCGCACCGCATTAGCTGCACGTTCTGGGCCTTGCATGTGCAAGGCCTTCTCGAATTGGCGCTTGAAAACGATAAACTTCTCTTCGCTTGTCACAAAGACAACAGCAATACCGAATGCAGCCGAGTCGTCATTAACAAGATTCATCAGCTCATCACGCAATTTAAAGTCCATAGTAATCTCCATGTAAAAACATATTCTAGCACAATAAAAAACCCCACATATAGTGGGGTTAGTGGCCTGCCTATTATTTATGCCATTTATTGTATGGCTAAAGATTAGATCACCGCCTTATGAGTTGCTGTTACTTAAAGATATACCTAAATATTTACTTGCACAAGTTCTATTTTAGATGTATAGTTTTGTACATACCCTCTCTTATGAGCATCAATCATGCACCCAAAAATGTTTTTTGATCCTTGCGACAAGTGCAACGGCGAAATGAAAATAAGTTATTTCAAAAATGACATTCGCTGCACAAAATGCGTGATTTGTAGTAACTCTGTTAGGACAAATGTTTTGACTGGGGAAGTAGTTGACGGACAGCGTCGTAAAATGCCCATGCCGTGTCCTATATGCGGTGCTAAAGGCGTATCTCATCGTGACTCAGGAAAAAAAAGATACATGCACTGTAAAGGAGAGATATCACACTACTTTGTAATCTGGAAAGAAACGCTAGAAATAGTTACAGATCATAAGCCAAGAGCAAAGAAAGGAGAGGCGGCACAGCCATACGTTAGTCCATCACGTGCTAAGAATCCTCCGCGCATTCCTACGCCAAGTAAGCCAACAAAGACCAATGCAAGAAAAACGAAGCGGGAAGAATCTGTAAAAATATTTACTGAGATGAAAACTTGTTCAAAATGCAACGAGTCAAAGCCGGTTATTCATTTCAGGCATTACAAAAAAGATCTATACCCACAATGCAAACACTGCGAAAGCCTAAAGGCTAGTCAGAAAACAGCTGTAATTGATAACGCTAGACTAAGGATAGAAGCAAGACGTGATTTGATGGTGGATATTGATCCGTTGTTTGGTTGAAATAAATATTGACGAATCATTTATGAATCATCTTAATCGAAGGGGTAAAAAATGTTACACAGCATCATGTTTATACTTGCACTAATAATTGCTTCAATTTTAACCGCCTATGTTGTCGCTTCTCTATATATCGACTATCAAAAAGAAAAAATACTACAAATAAAGGAGGAAGAAGAACGACTTAAACGTTTTGCTCTGCGAATTCAGCTACAAAAAGAGCGGGATAAAATTTATTGGCGGTAATAAAAAGGCCCGCATATAGCGGGCCTTCCAATTACAGAGCCACACCTTCGACAAATGCCATGCCGTTACGTGTACAAATCCACTTCTTATCCGCTACCGACTTCACAACTCGTAACTAATAATAAAATCCCACTATCACTAGTGGGCTTCTTTTTTTATGTTTCCTGCCAAACTTGCATTTTTAATCCAATGCACGTAACAGCATTATTACCGCACATGATAGCCATTCTCAGAGAAGACCCCTACATTTACAGCATAAGAGAATGGTGCTGGAAGGATTGATTCTGGAGGTACATTTGCGCCATCCGCACCGTTTTTACCGTCTTTACCTGCTGGGACGATTGGCCCAATAGTCCCCGTTCCACCTTCACTTGGATATGGCATTGAATTACCCTTTTTATTGTGAAGATACTGCTGTAATCATTAATCGAGACGCCGGTACCGTAAACCCAGTCGAATTCACTGGAATACCATTTGCAATGGTGACATTGCTCTCGCACCAAAATGGGAATCGAATCTGCACGCCTGCCGCAAAGTTTACCGGTGACGAAAATACAACCTGCCTAGCTTCACCATAACGAACGGCATCAAATACAGCAGAAAACTCTGATTTAACCCATGCAGAGCCGTTCCACGTTTCAGCGCCAGCCGATAACTGCCTAGTGCCAGATGCTACGGTGACATTGAAGCGTAAAACGAAAGTGTAAACGCCGGTAAACGGGCAGGTAAATACGCCTGTTGCTGGGTTATACGACGGTACGCCGTTCTCGTTTACGATTGTATTCCACACAAATGGCGTAGTGGTTACTGTTGGAATGGCTAACGCTGTGGCACTACGTTTCTGTGCGTCTAGTGCGTATGTTTGCTGCCTATTGTCTGGATAAGGCATGTTGTTCCCTTTTAATAAATCCGCGCTGTGCGATGGTGTCCAACTTGTCTGTCATTAGAATTTACTCCATAGCGTAACACGCGCATAAGGAGCGCCGGTAATGCCTGCCAATATGGCGCGCATCTTGGAAACATCACCGCTGATACTTGGTGGGGTGTATGTTGCCAATCCAGTTACAATCACGGTATTGGCGGTAACTACTGGATTGGTTGCGGCCAAGTAGTGAGTACCAGTGGGGGACGCGGCAATTGTCACAGTTCCAGCCGTAGGTGTAACAGGCGTGGTTGCAGCCGCATCACTAAAGAATTCAACATAGACTTGATGTGAAGTGTAATTACCATCTACTAGCGGCGTATAGAATGTAGCATCAGCAGTAGGTAAAATCGTCCCGCCTGATGAGTTGAGTACAAATGTATTAATAGGCATATCTTTTCCCTATAAAAAAACCCGCCCAAAGATGGACGGGCTTATACTGATTTACGCTATTTAAGCGCGACGCTTGGGGGTTTCTTCTGGCGTTGCAACTTCCAGCACCACATTCGCAACTTCTACTTCATCTTTTTCAGAAACCAAAATTACGTGTGCTTCTAAAGATGGATGAAGCGAGGACAAAGAGATAATCTTACCTTCTTCATAGCCTGCATCATAGCACCACGATTTTACAATTTTGTATAGGGCCATTATTTATTCTCCAAAAGCAGGGCCGAAGCCCCGCCTGTTATTATCCTAAGTTAGCCGCGTAAAATACCCCGCCACGACCGTTTACATCTGCTTTAATTTGCAAGCCGACAGCTGCGTATAAGGCGAAGTTGTAATTATCGTAAGGCATCACGCGTGGAACTGGAACTGTTGACATTGGAGCACCAACTAGCGGCGTAATATATTCTTTGCTGCGAACGTAGCACAAGAATTCATTGCCAGTCAGTTTAAACATCTGGCGAATTTCACCAATTCGACCGTTCGTAAAATTCATCACGTAGTCTTTCAGCGTGCCTTCTTTAAACGCACCTGATGCGCTATATGCCAAGTTAAGCCGGCGCATAATTTCAGGAGAAACCCACAGCACATCTACTTTCTGGCAGTAATTATCATCAAGCTGCTTGATAAAATCACGAGTCCAGAATTGGAAAATGTTGTCGTTGGTTGTCGCGCTTGCAGAAATATCAATATTAAAACCAGACGCGCCCAAGTTGATTTTCTTGGTGTTGCGGTGATTCTTAATGCCCTGACCAGTAACGCCATCAACTTTAATCGTTGCATCACCAGTCAAGAGGTAATCAGCGATATTACTGATCATCCACTTGGATTTAAGGCGAAGAGATGAAGCGGCCAGATCAATACCTACACGCAGCCCACCACGCGCTTTACGGAACGACACACCGTAGCCAGCGGTAAAGGTAGGGATAGGATCAGAATCGTAACCAATTTCGTTATGATCTTTACCAACCGGTGTTTGGAAGTCCATAGAACGAATAACTTCTTTGCTCAGATCTGTTTCAATGCCATAAGCATTCGACGTTACACCGATATCAAGAGCGGTAGAGATACCCATCAAATCACCAACTAAATCACGGCCTTGATCGTTGTCCATTACTTCACGAATAGTACGATCAGTAGAACGCCAGAAGTCAAGTGCAGGTTTGCCGTCGTTTGTTGCTAGGCCAGCAAATTGATTAGCAGCCATTAACAAGTTCTGCTCTTCTTCGCCGCCATCTTTAAAAGCATTACCGAACATGTTTACAATGCGATTTTCATTGATAGCGTGTACTTGAACTTTAGACTTCCAAGCCTTGCGCTGGTTGGCATGATTAGCATCAAAATCGGCAGACTCAGGATTGTATTTCTTTTCGTCAAAAATAATCATTTATGTTTCCCTTTTAAGCTGCGCGGACGCGGACTAATTCACCACCAGCGGCTACGGTTAAGGCTTCGCATGAATACGCAACCACTTCATCAGTACCAAGAACGGCAAGCTTTAACAGGCCAGCGCCATCTGATGTTAATGGGCTATCAAGCTTTAGTACGGTAGCGGCAACAACCAAAGCTGCACATTCACGGTTAGTGACAAACATTTCACCAACGCCGGTATCACCCGATGTGATTGTGTCGTCTGCTTTTTTACCTTGCAGATAGTCCACATTCATTAGATAAACGAAGTCTTGCTTTTTACCAGCAGTAGAATGCACAACAAATGCGCCTGATGCGTTTAGCTTGACCAGATTACCAGCTTTTAACGCAGCACCCGTTAAGGCTGTGCGTGTAACTGATTCACCGTCAAGATTAATGCGATTATAACGAGCCATATCTTATCCCCTTATTACTACAGCGCGTCAAACGCGGTATTTGTTGTTTGTGGAGCACCGGTGTTAGCAATGATTGGCGCTGCTTTAGCAGACAATTCTTTCAAACGATCAGCGCCCAATGCTTTTAGCTCTTCTACTGTCAAAGCAGAATTAACAGCCAACGGCGTAGCCAATGCTGTCAATTCAGCATCTTTAGCAGCGTTCGCTACTTGCTCAAATTCAGCAATCTTACTATTAGCAGCGATTAATTTATCTGACACTGGCTTAGTCACCAATGCGTTATAGGCAGACAGCAAGGCAGCTTCATCTTTGCCCTCTGTTGCGATACCTGCCGCATTAAGGGCGGCGATAATGCTTTCTTTCATGTGGTCTACCTTTTTCGTGTTTATGGTTTTATATTCTACTTCGCGCTTAACTTCTAGCACGCTTCCAAGTAATTGTACAGCATTCTCGCTATCAATTACATAGTCTTGACGATAAAGTTTGTCGTTATCGCGATAAACAAAATATTTATCATAAACTTCCTGCACCCATTTATTGCCATCGTAGCCACCAATGGCCTGCTGTAATGCAGAGGTTATTTGATTAAAACTAACGTCTGATGAATTGCCAAACAATGACGCGATCCATTTAAGTATACCGCGCGGTTGCTCTTCGTTTACAATTAATTGAACCGTTTCAATTGGTTCAGATTCCCCCGCTGCATTCAGGTACATTCCCACCCCTTCGGATGGAGTGCCGGCACCTTCTTGATGTAGCAAGATTGCAACATGGTCGTAGCTCATGCTACCAGCAACGGCATTATGAGCCTTTCCTTTGCTTGTGCCTTCCATCGGTGTTTTAGTCAGCAATACGCCGGTGCTGATATGGATAGGATCAATTGATTGCCCATTCATGGCCGCTTCTAGCCTCTTCACAAGCTCGACACCATCAGTGTGGGAGTTTGCCTGATCCACATTAACAACAACGTCAATCAGCGACTTCGTTCCATCATGGCGGGCATTGGTTGCAATCGCACCAGCGTAGTCATTCAGCAGCGCTTCACCGGACGAAGCAGAGATGTAATTCCCTTGCTTGTCTTGAGGATGGCCCATAGGCATAGGAACGCTATTAAGGCTTGGCGTGGCAGCTTTTACGTTAGCCGCAGGATAGAGAATACCATTCATGACGATGTCATCAACAATCGGCACTACATCGCGCAAGGTAATGCGATTACCACTACGGGTAATCTTCTTGCTGTTTACTTGGCTAACAATATTCATTCTTGGCATGGGATAACCCTGTGTAAAAATACATTTTGATGCGTTTCGTGAAGCATCGGCGCGGTTAGGTGGCCTTGTACGCAACGGGAAACAACTAAGTGACGCTCTCTACAGGGCTCCATACGTTACCCGCATGCGAGATAATAGGCACGTGTTAGTGCATCAAAAACAATTATACCACAGAATAAAAAAAGCGCCATGCTGTTACACATGGCGCTATCTATAAAATATTGTTTAGGCTATTTCTTCACCGCCCATACCAAACAAACAACCCAACCGATGAAAGTCCAGCCAAGTAAAATATTCAACACGCTAATAGCTTGAGTGTTTTTGTTGTCGCATCGTGCTGCTGCAATTGTTGGAAACATGTAAAGAAAAAATACGAATAGTGCGATTAGTAGAGTCATGATCAACCCACCTTATGAAGGAATTTAACTTGACCACGCCATGCTCTGCAAACATAGCCATCTTTGATGTAGTAATGAGGTTTAACGTGTGTGTTTACTGTTTTGGATTTCATAGAAGAGTTACCTTTACCATTCCTTCGTTTGCAACCATAAGCGCCATCCTGCATCTATTTACTTCTCTATTTACATGCTCAATCAAATGATCCTTAGCTGCATTACGATCTTCAAACCAAGCATTGAAAAATGGATCAATCGCCCTTAACCCAAATCCTTCCGGCTCTCTTTCTGGCTGTCTAACTACTTCTCGCTCTTCGATTGTTAGTGTGTATGCGTTTGCATAGTACATTTTCATCACACATTGCTCCGGTATTCCTTAATCACCTCGTCGGCACGGTCTAGCAAATCTGACGATACATCTTCACACGTAGAAATCGCGTAGTTTAAATCTTCAAGAACATCAAGCAGCACTTTAATATTTTCATCCTGACTATGCCATGCAGAAGAAAACGCAATAATTTTAGCTGATTCATAGCCGCCATTGGTTTCTATCGCTTTATCTGCTAACTCTAGCGCCTCATTGTATGCAATCATTTTCCCGCTCCTTGTTTGTTGATGACTGCATCTTAAATCATCGTACAAAAATATACAACATTTATTTTCTTACAAGTGTGAAAAATATAAAAATAAATATGTGACGCTTAAGCGCGAGAGATAGTTTTTATATCTACATCCTTAAGCGTCACAAGGTGTTTTTTTAGGCTATTTAGTGTCGTGATAAAAAGTAAAACTTACATTAAATTCTTACTTTCTTTATAAGCTTGACTTTGCTGCTTGTGTATAATAACATATGTTTATCCCTTGGCAGGGACTAAAAACAGTAGGGTTTCACATGACGGGTGGTCGGTGCTGTTCCGATTCTGCCAACTCCTTCGGGAGACTCGTCAGGTGAAACCCTTTTTTATGGGTGGTACATTATGAAAAAGCTTATTTATGGCATAGGAACTAATGACGCTGACTATTCACTTCGACCAATGGTAGGAAATACTCGCGTTAGATGCAAAATATATTCAAAGTGGTACGACATGCTAAAAAGATGTTATTCGGAAAGATATCAAACAAGATTTCCAACCTATGTTGGATGCACCGTTTGTGATGAATGGCTAACTTTTAGTAAATTTAAAGCATGGATGGAGACTCAGGACTGGGAAGCGAAAGAGCTAGATAAGGATCTATTGGTTAGTGGCAACAAAGTTTATGGGCCTGATACGTGCATTTTTGTTTCTCAAAAAATAAATAGTTTAACTATATTCCATGCCTCAAGAAGAGGAGAATACCCAATTGGTTTGTATTTTAATAAATCAAAGAGAAAGCTAAAATCTCAGGTAAATATAAACTCTAAAGTTACACACCTTGGTTGTTTTGACTGCCCACACCAAGCCCATCAAGCATGGCAGCGTGCAAAGATAGCAATCATCAGGGATGCTGCTAAGGAAGAGAATGACGAAAGGCTGGTTGCGGCACTGAATAGGATTGCAGACAAGGTACAGGGTGATTTGGATATCGACATAGAAACAACTCATTACTAATAAAAAAGCCCACATACAGTGGGCTTTTTTGCTATTCACCGTATTTATCTTCCCATTTTTTTCTTTCTTCCTCCATTCTTTCAGTTAGGTTTTTTGTTAATAATGGTTTTCCGTTTTCATCTAATAGCACAGTAGTAATCCCACAGTGGCAATTCGCCTTGTTTTTTATTTGGCTATAGAATTCTTCCACCTGCTCCCTTGTGTACACCTTCCCAGATCTAGCCGCATGTGTTGGCCTAGTTGTTGGAAGAAATGCCGAAGTGTGGAGTAGGCCCGTTTTTATGCCGTATTCTTTTTCTACCCTGGCGTCCTCGTTTATCGTCGTCTGTCGCAAAGTATCAGTTATTTCGGTTTGCGCATATTGACGCGCTTTACTTCTGCTAACTCCTAACCTATCGCTTATTTCTGTTACGACACTCTTAGGATTATTCCCGCTTGCTACTGCTTGAGCGATCACTTGCATCAAATCCGCTTTAGTTTGTGCGCTAAGACCAACCCAGTGAGAATAACTCTTAAACTGAGCTGTCGCGATCGCGTTTTGATATGGTTGGCTATGAATGATATTAGAAAGCGACTTAGCAGCGGCGTAGGTGGCACTAACGGCGGCTATGTTCGTGTATGCGATAGCCGTTGCTTTCTTTACTGCCTGCTCGCTGAACGTTGCATAGAAAAAGTCATCGGGTGATTTTCCATCTACTAGCCACTTATCAAGAATACGCTGCGTTGTCTCAGCAAGTGCTAAGCGATCAGCATTAGATAGGCCATAAGCCACCTCTGCCAGATCGTTAAATGCATAGACTGGTATTGCATTGAATGCAGCTAGCAAATCGCTCTCAGCGCCTTTAAAGCGTGCGTCAATCTCTTTTAGTGCCTTGGTTAAGATACGATTTGCACCTACCGGATCTGTCTTGCTGCGTGGGATTATTGGGTTTTTCATGATGATCCTTAAATAATATTTGTATTATAACAAATGATTGCGTATTATTCTATACATGAAGATAAGACAACCAACAAAGCAGGAGGCAGAGACGTTTCTCAAGAAGATGGCGAAATATCCAGATTATCAGGATGAATGCGTCACATTTTGGAAAAATACAAGACGCTTGGACTGCTTCGTAATATGATCTACGCAGAACCAACTAAGAGCATGAAGAGGAAAGCAGTGTATTTTATAGTCGCTAAAAATTTAAATATTGATTTGTGATTTAGTGCTTGCATAGTTTTATGCGTTAGTTAATAATGCAGGCATACCAAATAACTTAACGGGGTTAGAAAATGTCTGAAAAATTATTCCACATACATTGCGTAAACGTAAAAACTAAGAAAATAACCGTGATGACATCGTCGCCATTAAACCATCATGAAGCATGCACGATGCTAAGTAGGTTTACCAAGCATGATCATCGTGATTTTATTCTTGTTGAGGCTAAGTGATGGAATATTACATAACCACAAAAACAAGCAATAGAAACGTAAAGGAGCCATTGCCTAAGCATCTATGGAAGCGCAGCTCAAGAACTAATGAGCCTATTTGTAGATGCGGCAAAGGATACGGCAGTGAGTACGATGGATTATGTTTAAGTTGTCGCGGTAGTGCTGCTGATAAAGTTAAATGGGAGAAGATGAAATGAGCGATGACATAGTGTCTGCACTATATTTAATGTTTGGCATGATTTCTGGTATTGCATTGGTATTACTTGGAATAGACAAGTTTATTTACCGAGTTATGCTTGATGTAAAAACGTATTTTTTTGATATTTGGAGATAAATTTAAATGACACCAAGCAACCTATTAGACGCAGTTAATGAAGCTAAGCGATTCATTAAGAAAGCAGAATTTTTAATTGAAGTTTCAGATTGCCATCATCCTAAATACGGCAGAATGGATGTTGATATTTATATCTTCCCAAAAGAACAGGGTTCAGTTAATCGTGCATCAATGGATCTTACTAGATCACTGTCTAAGCTAAGGAATGGAAAATGAAAAAATACGACCACACATGGCTTGTCGCAGAGTGGGAGCGGATGGGTAGGCCGGAGGTTCAGATTTTAATAAAAGCATTCAAGTCGGCATGGATGGATGACGAAGATCCTGATTTTTATCCTATGTTCCAATACCGCATCAAATCCAAGCCGTGGATTGATTGGGGGCATGTGCGTGATGATTTTGTGGCGATGGCAACCGATGACGATGGTGGTAGTAGGTTATTCCATGGCGAGCCAGTTAAGTCTTCTGGATGGTGGCATAGAGACAAGGAAGGATTTGTAGTAGACCCTAGTATTTTTTCATCATTCACCCATGGCTCATGCGACTGGCGCAATTCACTAGTTATGCGGCCTGTTGTTATTGGATAAACAAAATGAACAAAGAAAAATTGGTTAAGGTGCGTATTAAATGTCATGGTTGTTTTGCCGATCTTCAAGCAATTAAATTCCCTGTGGACGTTTATGCTGAAAAAGATAAAGAGAAAGGTGGTGTGTATGTAAAAGATTCCGAGTTTGGCGTTGTATGTTCAATGATTTCAAATGAAGGTGTTTATTGGTTTGCCAGTCACGAGTTCGATATTATTGAAGAAGATCCAGCACCACAACAGCAGACTATCGAGCAGTTACTTAAAGAACTAGCACAAGTAAATGCAGATGGATTGGCATTAGCAAATAGAAAAAATGAATTGCTTGGAATTCTGAATCAAATATTGAATCCATACGGTTTTCGATTGGAATATTAACAAAAAGCCCCATGACGGGGCTTTTTTTACATCTCTACTTTGTCTTTTCCCATCGTTTCTGGCGGCACATCCACCACCGGCCTCTCAATCTCCATCGGATCATAATCAGCCATCAATCGCATCTCCTCTTGCGTATAAACTGGCTCTGCTCCTGATTCAAACGTAACTTTATTTGTATCGGCCATGATCTTGGTCTTCTCTAGCCGATCTTTGTCGCTTGGCTCAAGTAAATCAGACCATTCAATCTTGAACTCACCAGCTGGCAATAGATTGGCGCTCTGCATGCGACGAATAAACTCAGTTAGCATAGGCTCGCATTCAGTTAAACGGCGTGATCCACAACGATTGGCCGTGTCTACCTTGTCTTGATCTGATGCTAGTCGTCCTGTTTGCTGTCCGAATAGAACGGTAAATGGCAATTGAACAGAAGCCGCAAACTCATTAGCAGGCACAGACCAAGGTCCAGTGGGATCTGCAATGGTCGTTTGTAGTGTAGTTACCTTTGCACCTTGCAGAACAATGGCCGCATCTTGATTGGTATTAAGCGCTTGGATCTGCTTATTTAGAGCGTCCTTTAGGCTGACTGGCTCTTCCCCATCGACACCCTTTACTGTCGGATCTGCATCTTTATCAAACTCCACAGAGACAGTGCGTGCGCTATTCTTTAGGAATGACTCGCCACTACCACCGGAAACCTTGCACATATCAAGAAGGTGATTAAAACCGGCCTTTAGTAGTGGAACAGTCCGCATCTCTTGAACTCGTGTCCAGTGGATCTGCACCTGTGTAACCGGCTGCTTATCCTGAGCAAATGGCCTGTTCTCGGTGTAGCTCCACATGGTAGGCTCGCCATATCGTTCTGATGATTGATCCATATCCCAAGCGCTGGCCTTAATCTCATTTTCCCAGCAAGGAATGATCTTTACTAGACGCTGGGCGGTTTCAAGCGGTTGATCCCATCGCTTGTTATCAGCTACTTGATAAATGATAGCCGAGTAATAGCCCACCAAGCCACGGCGGTCTAGCTCGATAATTTTATTCCATACATTCGTTTTCTTTTCTTGAAAGAATACACCTACCTGTTTTTCCCATGTTGATTCGTTATCCTTACCATCATCAAGTTTAATTCGTGGCACTTTCTCCCAGCATTTGCCTAAGATACGCTCTACCGCACCATGCCCCGCGCCCGTGCGTTCGTATGCTGTCTTAAACTCCTCGAAACTAATCTCAGTCGGGTAGCCATAGGTACACCACGCATCAGGCCGCTTGCTGTCTAGCGACATGCCACCTGCGAATGCTTGGCGAGCCATAGACACAGCGTTATTTATCGTCATCATTAAATTCATTCTGTCAACCTCGGATAATTTTTATCATTATAACAACTAAATGCAAAGATAGTGCTTGCATAATTTTATACACTTAGTTATAATCACTACATCGAATCAAACAACGCAACGTAACGGAGTTTCAAAATGATTAGCCAAATCGAAGCAATCATCCCAGCAAAACAAGAACGATTTATTTTAACCACCACGCTAAAACAATTACGCAAAGCTGGCGCTTGCTGCGATGGATATAACAAAGTTGTCCGCTCGCTGCAAAACTTACCATTTACAGAAAAAGACGACGATAGGTGTAGCTATATCCGATTTGATCACAAAGAAGAAATCAATATTCTTGATATTCTTGAATCAAACGGAGTAGATGACTGCTTGTGGGCGCTATGTGCAACGACACAAAAATGTGACAAAGTAGCTCGTTTAATGGCGGTTAAATTTGTGCGTGAAGTTCAGTATCTAATAACTGACCCGATCAGTTTAAATGCACTTGATGTTGCAGAGCGCTTTGCGAATGGTGAGGCGACAGAGGAAGAGCTTGCCGCAGCACAGAGCGCAGCACCGCACGCAGCATTTGCCGCAGCACACCACGCAGCAGAGGCCGCAGCAAAGCGCGCAGCACCGCACGCAGCATTTGCCGCAGCACACCACGCAGAAGAGGCCGCAGCAAAGCGCGCAGCACCGCACGCAGCATTTGCCGCAGCACACCACGCAGCAGAGGACGCAGCACAGAGCGCAGCATGGGCCGCAGCATGGGCCGCAGCAAAGCTCGCAGCAAGGGCAAAGCAAGCCGAAATTATCAAAAGTTTTCTTGGGCGTTGATATGTTGTCATAAAAGGCGCGGTGGAAGCGCCTTTACCAATACTCTAGGATAAGCAAGGATATAAATCCTTCCTTGGCTATAGATGCACTTATCGGACAAATAAGACCGAATGGCTACATTGACGATTTTATCAAAAAACATTTGGAGATTAAGCACAATGAGCGATACACAACACACACCAACCGATAGCGAGATGTTGGACTGGATGTTTAAAAAGTGCGCGTCAGTAATTGAAGATGGGTATGTGGGGGATTATTGCGTTAAGCATGAAGATGGCTATATTTGTGAGAATGTTTACCCAACACCACGCGCCGCAATCGCAGCCGAAATGGCAAAGGAGAGTAAATAATGTTTGTATACACAATTCAAGATGTAGTCGCCATGTATTTTTTTGGCGGCTTCATAGCAATTGGCGTGTTATGGATTGTTTTTTACATTTTGTATAACATATTTTTTGATGTAATTAATTTTTTTAAAAAAATAGGGAATAAAAAATGAACCTATCCAAAATCCTAATTAAATCAGGAGTAACGCCTAATGATTTGCATCCTGATTGCCGGTTTATTGCTCAGGATGGGGATGATGGGATTTTGGCTGAATATTCAAAAATGCCATTACTCTCCAAGCATCATAAAAAAATGTGGCTAATTGATTTCATGTGCCCTAATCAGTCAATTCCATATATACCAGTTATATCAGAGGACTGGCAAACCCCATTATCCCGCGAACAATTCACCGCAGACTATGAGGAATACAAAAAAATGAAATATTATGAAATAGCTGTAAAGGCCATTCAAGGTATTTTTGCAGACAAGTCTTTAAGCTCTAGCGAAGCAAAAGAAAAGCTTGAAGAACTTGTCTCTATGATTGAATCATTTATTGATTGTCTAGATGGAAAATAAATGAACCAAGACCTCAAATACTTCCTACTAACGCTATCCGCTGGCGTTGTTTATTCTTTAATTTGGTATTTTGTGGGGTGAATGATGTTACGAAAAATAGTTGATATATTTTTTCTAATAACTCTTGTTTTGCTTATTTTTGGGCTATTAAGCGTTACTCGTATTACGATTCGTTTTGACGAATCAAAGTACATCGACAAATCACATTGCATTCCTCTACCAAGTAGCGAGGTGCATGATTATTGGGCGTGCAAGAAGGAGATTAAGAAATTATCCGCTTGATAGATGACTGGCGCACCTCCCACAAAAAAGCCACAGTTATATTCTGCACATTCATGGGTGTACTTGCACAATACTATACTGATGTGCTATCATTAGCTTATCATGAATTACCAATAATTGCTCAGTACATGCCAGCAGAAGCGGGATTAGGTAAATGGATTCCTTGGTGCGTGATATTCCTGAGGATTGTTTCTTTTAAATCAGTAAAGGATAAGTTAAATGGAAATTGTTGTAAAAGTAACTCAAGCAGAGCTAAATGATATGGGATTTGATGGTTACGAACTTAAAGATGAAATTTATGAAAGGCTTGATCATAAATCGCCGGATCTTTCGGGATTCAAAGTTACTGTTGACGTTATTGATTAAGGATAAGTGAAATGACCAATCACACCCCCCTCCAACCACTATCAGAAGAATTGTTTGATCAACAAAATGAAATTATGGCTTCTATGCATGACTATGAATAGCCTTTTATTATCATCAATCCTAGCAGCCCTCATTATGGGGGCTGTTTTTGGCTCATACGCTGGCTATCAATATAGCGAAGGCCAACACGCCATTGCTACGAACATAGAAGAACGCGCCACTAAAGCAGCCACCACGGCCACAGCATCGGCCATAGCTGCGATCACCATACGCAATGCTACCATCTACCAGAAGGCGCAACAGAATGTTAAGAGAAATCCAATTTATCGTGATGCTTCTTGTGTCCATGACGCTGACAGCATGCGCAACATCAATGCCGCCTTCGAATGATCTAGCGGTAGTTAGTTGCCCGGTATTGACTCCGCCTTATGACAACTCGTTTGAGGCAACCACACTTAAACTAGTTGAAGTCGTGGGGATTTATAGAAAGTGTAGGGCGGCGGCACTAAACAAAACCACACCTTAGACGTGTGGTTTTTTTAACATAGTGCTTGTATAGTTTTATGCTTGTGTGTAGAATGAATTTATCGAATCAAACAACGCAGGTAATTATGATGAGCTATAAAGTAAAAGACATCAAGCATGAAAATGGTGATTATTGGGTGCTAGATAACAAAGAATCGTATGTTGTTTTTAAAACTGGAATTACCCATTCAACATCAGACAGCGCATACGAACGTAGTGAAGACGGATTAAGCATAGCAATTGCCAGATGTAATTATTTAGCAAATAATAATTGGCGGGTTTTATAAACAAAACCCGCCAATTAAGGCGGGTTTTTTATTAGGTGAACAATCCACCTGACTTACGCTTATTCTCTACTACTGCCAGATAACGGAACGCATCCGCACCGTGTGACGACCAGTCATGTAGCGGATTATCTCGCCAGCATCCTAGCTTGTCATTCCATTCCTTCCTGTAATGCTCTAGCACCTTCACCCCATCTGTCGTCTTCTCTTCATCGAAAACACACTTAGCAAGCAACAACCTAGCCGCCTCGATACCGTCCATGATAGACAGCTTAGGCGCTACCTGAAACTTGATTGCATACGTTTTACCCATGTATTCCACGCCTTCCGCCGCTAGATCCTTGCGCGTCTTACCTTTGCTACCAAACTCACGATTATTAATGTCATGCGGGGCTGTGTGATTGCCAAACTTCCAACCATTAGCAATGCCCTTATCCTCAATAATCTTGATGTAATGGCCCATAGACTCGCCTGAGTTTTCATAGTAATCAAGAAGATGTGGCACATCGCCTACCATGCGATAAAACCAGATCGCCGTACTATCCCCGATACCGATATCCCAGCATGTATGCACGGCAAGGTGATCATTATCAGGCAATACACAGATACGACCATCTTTATAGATCTTACTGAATTGCTGCGAGTAATAAGCCCCTTCAATGGCCTGCAAGAATGCTTCTTCTGGCGTACTTGGGTACTCTCGCGTCATCTCACTACCAAGCTTTGCTTCCTTGCTGGCATACCACTTCTTTTGTCCGGCAGTTAATGCAATGCCATGATTTGATTCAAGCTTTGCAAAGTAAGCAAATAGACGTTCAGGCATATCCTGCTCTTCATCCATCGTATAGGCAGGATCTTGCCACCAAGAATAAAAATGGAATTGATACTGCATAGAGTTAGGCTTTTTACCCTTCTCTTTCAATATCCGCGCTGCCTCTGCATACTCGTAGAAATAACCTTCCCGACCTTCTGCGGTGCTTTCAATGGTAATTCGATGGCCAATGCCTACCGACTCAAGCGCACCAGTTACAATCTCCTTTGCCTTTTCTGGATACTTCTTGCATATCTTGCCAAATTCTGATATGTGCAGTGATTGAAGCGTATCGCCTCGATAGCCCGTACCTACGCGAATACTTGACCCGTTGCTAAATACAAACCCGGTGTTTTTATCATTTACCGGAACAGGAAGCACAAAACGCCCGCCTGTTAAAAAATTGACAAATGCATGATTTATTTTTTGATAAGCAAACTTTATTTTGCTTCGGTAGATATCTTTTGCAGAATCAAAGGAATGGGCAATACAGCCAGAAGAGAAATTAGGGATAAAAAGGCAGTCATCAAGCCCATCAAGCATGGCGAAGGTAGTAAAACCAAGTTGTCTAGCCTTTAGCACAATATCGTTATTATGTCTATCTGCAAAAAATGCTCGTTGGGCAAAGTTTGGCCTAAACTGCACCTCCTTACCTGACTTATCTTTGATGTTGTACAAAGTATTGAGCCGGAACCACTTGTTAGTAATCCCGGCTCGCCATGCTGCAAGATCATTCGGGTTAAGCCTAATGGCTTCCAGAAGGATCTCAGCTTCTTCAATCAGTCTCTTGTTGTCCACGGGCTGCCATGTACTCCGCAAAATTATCGGTAGTGGACAAAGCAACCTCTTGCTTGTCCTTCCATCCAAAGTTCTTTAGGGCGAAGATTGGAGCGGCAACAGCAGAGGCGGTGTTCAATCTTTTTTCATACTCCATCTCTACCAACATGCGAGCACGTTTTACAGAGTCAGAAAATTCTGGATATGTTTCGTAATTGTAAAACGCTTCTTTGCTTACCAGTCCAAGAGATAGGATCATTCCAGTAAGTAGAATCGGCTCGTTGTTTTGTCGGCACAGATCAAGATATCCATCAACCAGAGAATCAAATGCTTCTGGAGAATCGATAGCACGAGGTCTACCAACAGGACGCTTACTTGGCTCAGACATTTATATCTTCCTAATAAAAAACCGGCCTATGCCGGTCTATTGTTCTTTTTCCAGCTTTGCAATCTCTATGTCTTTGATTCTCATATCTTTTTCGGCAATCTTAGAAGACTGCCACATGCGATAGATCGTATAAATACCGATTAGCAAACCTATAAAAGTGCTTACCATGCCTAAAACTACATTGATATTACTCAATCCAATTGATGTAACTAATGCGCTAATTGTCCCGGTAATCTTCGGTTGATTTGCGGCTAGTGCTAATACTTCTGATGCGTTGTTTCCGTGTTCGTTCATGATTGCACCGTTTCACCTTTAAAAGAACCCAGTACACGATGACGCATATCCAAACTATCATATAAACTGCAGAAAGCGCATCCTGTATCATATATGCCATCCCTTAGCAAAATTGCCATTTGAATCACCAAAATAAAAGTAATGGTGATATTGTATGGCATTGCAGGCATATAAGCCAAGTACCAGATGTAACCTACACCATTTATTACACAACTGCATAGCGACACAACGGCCAAATGAATGGCGGTTTTTGTACGGTATTCACTCACTATAAACGCAAAAAAAGCATCTAAAAATGATGCAACAAAATAATATAAAGTGTCGCTTTTTACGTAAAAAGATAATACATAAAATAAAATATTACCAAAACCTAGAATAAGCGCTGCTTTTCTCCTATCATTTTTCAAGAAAAATGCAAACAATAAAAAAGCAACGCTTAACATGAATCACCTATTTTTTAGTAGGTACTTTAGTTGGTTGTGTAGAGCGTTTTTGTTCTACTGGACGTTCACGACCGTTACCACCTGCCATAATTTAAACCTCCATTTAAAACACAATAATACCCTATTATTCCCAAAATGCCAATGGTTCTAACGTATCACCAGCCTTCCTTAACGCATCAATCGTAGCATCACGAGGAGGACGATGCCCACGCTCTTGATGACTAATCGATAGCGCACTCGTTCCAGCTAATTCTGCAAGTTTTTTCTGAGACAAGCCAAGGTAAACCCGATTCATCTCGATAAACTTGCGCTTAGTCCACTCTTCTTTAACCTGCATATATTCCCTAGGAATAATTAATAAAAATAAAAAACAAATAAAAGGGGAAACATCTCTTACACCATTAACCCTTCTTTTGCACATCGCCCAGCGGACTATTGCTGACCCAATGGTTGCAGCCTTTCTCTTTCACTCAACAATACTAAGCATGATCAGTGTTTTTTTTGTCTAGTTACTAAATACTCAGGATATGTCCCGTTTTATTTGTTCTAAATAAAACAACACAGGACTGGACTCGAACCAGCTTACCAGGGATTAGACATCCCCCGCTTTACCTATAAGCTACCTGTGTTTTGATCTATGCACTGCATAGATAATATACACCAACACAGACGACTAACCGCTTCCGTCACCTTCAGATTCAAACCCTATTTGTGCGATATTATTTCAACCCGCAGTCAGTATTCAAATTGTTGGTGCTCGTCTTTCCGAGCTGTATAGGGTTAAACAACCCTCCCACTGCACGACTGCCCGTCCTTGCGCGTCCGCTTGTGGTAATCGTTCGCTCACTCTCGGTATGGCTACCGTCAACGGGCTTAACCTGCCGTGGCTCAGGATCAATTAAGTAATAGGTAGTTCGCCCCGCTTGGTTTCTTGGCGGAGGTTAAGCGAGGCGAACTAAATAAAACCGCACTCAGGAAAGCGCGACCAACACAAAAAATGTGCTAGTCATAAACACACCTAAACATGCTTATGACTAACTGCTGCTTAGGCCAGCAACTCCGGTATTCCACAATAAGTATCGCCACCACACGACCACAACATAAGGAGTCACAGCTAGCTAATAATACTCGACACAACCCCCCCTAGCTGTGCCTACTTATGCAAATTATTGTGGATTTTGCAATTCGCAGGAGAAAAATAGGGCTGTGTCGTCTTCTTCAATAGGTACATATTAATACATGTTATAAAATTATGCAAGCACTAAATCTTAGTATAAACACAATATCTACCACCACTAGGTAGTTTTTTATATTCTTTAGTAACGTGACCAAGTTTTACCATACTTTCCGCATGTCTAGCCGTGTTCTCTGAAGCGTAAATTCCATGTTTTGCATTTACTTTTAGTACGTCCTTAATGGTAAACACATCAGGAAGCAAAGATAAAAGCTCTTCAGTCCTTCCTTTGCGAGCTTTGGTAAAGTTAGTGCATGAATTAGCATTTAACGCATCAAACCAACTCATTTTCTATCCACTCCATTAAATGGTACAAAATCAATAAGGTTTACAACTTTACCATCTATGCATGCCGATCCTAGTAGTTTCGTGACTCTATTCATTGCATTAGTGGCATCTACCACAAAACAAGCATCAATATTGTTTTGATCACTCATCACCTTGCCTTCGATGCATAGGTAAGCAAGATGATTGAATGCTTCATGCAAGTCATTATTCATTGCTATCTCCAAGGCTATATAGATCCAA